TATCGGCGGCGCTTGCCTTAGCGGCTTCAAGTGCGTTGACGCCGTTGGCCTCAGCCTCGGCTACAGCCGATTGCAATTGAGCTTCAAGTTCGGCTCTTTGCGCATCCAAAGCCTGCATCTGCTCTTCGGCTGATTGCTGACGAATAACGTCTTGCTCGGATATAGCAGATTCTAACTCGCCGGTTAAATTGGATTTAGCGCCTTCGAGATCGCTAATATTATTTTGTAGGTCGCTGATTCTATCGCCGAAAAACTTTTCAGTCTCAGCGAGTCTTTGACCAAAAGTTGCACCTAAAGTTTGAATATCTTCAAAGGGACGAGCAGAGGATAAAAGCTCTTGATTCTCTTCTTCTGAAAACGGATCTAAAGACGGTTGAACCAATTCAGTTTCTGGTAAACGCTCTGGCGCATACTGGTCAATATTAAAAGAAAAATCTACCGGCTCAAAAGAGGGCAGGTCAATCGGACCTCTTACGTCGGAACCCATCTCCGGTAAATTTAAAAACGAATAATCTGTATCAAATGGAGTTGCCATACGCAATATCATACCATTCAAAAGTTAAAAAAGTATAGAAAAAATTTTGGCTATATGGGTACCCAAATATTTATTTCAAAATTCCTAGGGGTAAGCGCCGAAAAGGGCACTTCGTCTGGGGGATTTTTTTGGTATGTTAATTTTTTTTATAAGGGGGTGCAGGCAAAGCAACTGTCTCTGGAGAAGATAGATTGAACGAAGTGCAAATATACTTCACCTGCAAGATCAATCATATCCTAAGGTAAAAACAAAGGCAAACTTTAATTATATGTGATTTTATAACTGGAATACTACCTATTTACCTGTCCGCGTGGAGTCCCGTTTCTGATTTGGGGGGTCGGGATCCCGTTTTTTGGATCTTGGATCCTGTTTTTTGGATCCAATAGAGTCCCTGATCCGCCGGATCTCCTGATCAGTTTTTACAGATCTGGGTGATCCTGCAGCTGCAATCGTCCAGATCCATCCCAGATCTGGGTATAAAATATTATTCTTATAAACTAATAAATATTACAGGCAAAAAAAAGGGAGACTTTCGTCTCCCTGATCCCGAAGCCCGATCTATTAGTTATCGTCCTCATATCCGTCAAACCAAACTCCAGCCTCTCGAGTATCGTCACGCTGACAATGGTCTTGCGCTTCCTCTAAGGTTAGGCCGGACTTGATCACCTTATGGTGATCAGGGTGATTATTATCAAAACAGAATCTAACTATCTTATACATCTAACTAGCCCTCTTATCTAATTGATTAAAAGCGTTTTCCGTTCTTTCTATTAACGCCACATCTACACTTGTTTGTAAACTGATTAATATAAGTCTAGGTGCTATCTTGATTAGCCAAGGAAAGTTAGAACTGTCGCAATTTAAAATGGCAGATCTAAGTTCTGAATAGTTAGGATTACTAACAGATCTTACTGCCGTATCTATTGCACCTGCTCTGGTATCTGCCAGACCTTGATCAACCAGAAGTTTACCAAGTAAAGAAAAGCTGTCAGAGATCGGCGTCTCTCTTACCATACCATTCAGGCGTTGGATCAACGCCTGGTTTCTGTCTTGGATATTTTTTACGTAATCCATTCTTTCTTGATGTGTCATATTAAAACAACTCCTTTAATTTAGGATCAAAAAACTGCTTCATCTGATCGTTTTGAAAGTCAACGATCTCTTGCAGATCTTGATCTTGATCAGACAAGACTGTTATAGAGTCTTTATCATTCCAGATATGAGTAGTAAAAGAGTTATCAGGGTTTTTGTAGAAGGCTCTATTAAAACCATATACTTCATACTCCTCACCTTGGATCATCTGATCTTTAATAATATGACGATCTCCAAACCAGCCTCTAGAAGGTATGAAGACGTCTCTCAATTTAATGTTATTTAACATATTATATTCTCCGTAAAACAACCAAGGGTAATTCCTCAGTATGATCTTATTATAAGTCTTTTTACATTTTGTCGCAAGATCTTCTGCTCTTGGGGTAGCGTAGGAATGCGGGTTGAGGCGGAGGTGTTTTTAGATCTATTTACCCAGCTGATCAACTGATACCAGATCTATATTTATATATGGGTTTATCCTATATAAGAGAGGCTCGGCCAGTTGTATAGTCCAAACCCCGACCCCGAAAAAAGCCCGAAAATACAAGGTTTTTTGATCAGTTGGATTTTTTCAAAATGGTATTTTTTTTCCAGTTTTTACTGGTTTTATAGCCTTATATTATAAGGGGGCAAAAAAAAGGGCGTTTAAATAAACGCCCAACCCGAAGCCCGAAGCCCGACAACCCGACAACCCGACAACCCCCAAATTTTTAAAAGGGAAAGCCGACAGACAAGGGAAATGCTATTTAATTTACCCTATCACCCTATAAAAGAATTAAGTATCATTTAGCTGTTTACAATAAGTCTCTTTTTTGAGATAATTCTCTTACTACTTAATAAGTAGCATTTACGGAGAATTATATGAGTATTTTAAAAAGTGAAATAGATTTACAAGGCTCTAAGCCTAGATATTTAAGAACAACTAAAAACCTATATAGCCATATGGTTAATGGGCGTGAGTTGTTTTTTTCTTACCAAACTTTAGTGGCTATTGATGACCTAATAAGCGTTAATGATTGGAGCAATACAACTGCTAGGCATTTATATTGGATTAATCCAAATAAAGAAATAAGAGTTGAAGACTTTGAGCAACAAGCAAGAAAGATATTAAAAGATGATGATTTAATTTCTTGCGAGGATCAGTTGCAAACTGTTAGCAACATATCAAAAATATTTTCTTTAATGTCTGAGAGTGATACTGAAGAATCAATCAGAAAGAGCAACAATCAAAGAAAAAGATTTTACGAGACTATCAACGGCATTTCTTTTCCTAGTGATTGGGATAGTTTAGATACAGCAACTCAAAAAAAACGCTTAGATATTTGCGACTATGTAAATACAGATAAAGCAAAAGAATATATAGAGGGGGTGAAGTAATGCCAATGTCAAAAGACTCAAAAAAATATATATTAGAAGTATATGAGAATAGATTAGAGGAAAGCAAACAGGGAGAATGTTATAACTTTTCAATTGATTTAGCCGTTGGAAAGCTAGAAATATTTGCTGATTGGTCAAGTCAAGATACTGAGTTAGATTATGACTTCTTTATTAATAAGACTGATTACTATGACGGGGGTAGATTTATGCGTGAAGCCTTTGAACAACCCGAAGACTATCAATTTGAATTTCTAGTATTTGATATTCTAGAAAGTTATTTTACAGAAGACTGCATTTATAGAAATGAAAGTCTTTATAAAAAATTAAGAAAGGAATAAATAAGTTTACTCCGTACACCCGAGCAAGTGTATAAAAGGCTCATATGGAGAAGATTATGACCAAGATATATATTAAAGTTTGTGGGACGGATACAGTCTTTACTATGGAAGGCAACCCGACCTATCCCGACATACTAAGTTTTGCCCGACAAAACAAAATCCAATTACCCAACCAACCAATATTTTCAACAACCCGACCACCCAACCCCGACTTTTGGGATCAATATACAGGAGATAAAAATGCCAAGAAATAAAACAATAATCAAAAAAGTAATACAGGCAATAGAAGAAGACGTACTTAACGGTGATGTCTTTGACCTAGTACGTGTGATTGAAATGCTACTAGGTTTTGAAGTGCCAAGACAATTAATTTTAGAATATATAGGAGAAGAAAAATGAAAACATTAACTAAAGAATATACTGTTTATGATTTTGAAGATTTAAAACAAGATGATGAACTGTGCGATAGGATATATCAAAAATTTTGGATTGATAATCCAAATAATATAAATCCTTGGGCAGATGAAAATATAAACAGTTTTAAAAAATTTGCAGAAACTTTGCAGATGAATTTTGATTATTCACTTTCAAATGATGAATATGAAACGAGACAATGCTATATAAAATTATCCCCTAGTTGTGATTTAGATAATAAAGACTATAAATATTTACTTCAAAATTATAAAGGTAATGATTATTGTTTTTGCGATGAACTTCAAGCATTTACAAATAAATTATTAAGCAAAAAAGAATATAAAGTTTTATGTGAATGGTCTACAAATGATTTTGTTTTAGATATACAAAATAAAATGCTTAATATGTGGTTTGCAGATAATCAAGACTATTTTTCAAAAGAAATGTTTTTAGACTATGTTGAGTCAAACAGATATGAGTTTGATGAAAATGGTTATTTAATTTAAAGGAGCAAGACTAATGAAGAAATACTTAGTAAAAGTTTATAACAAGGTGGATAACAGCTATAGAATTGCTATGGAGACTCCAGACCTTGATAAAGCAGAAGACAAAATGACCAGACTATCAAATCAAGGTCATTTAGTAAAAATCGATCTAAAGCCTAATGAAACCCCCGACCATTTAAAAGATGTGCCAAAGGATAAGTTAGAGACTTTAGTAGAAATATTTAAACCAAGACTATAGGAGGTCAAGAATGAGCGAAGTAAATAAAGTTGAATGGTTAGACGGAACTAAACCCAAGAAGATAGAAGCTAGATATAATGCATATCTTAGTTGGGATTTAGATGATGAGGGTATTAATTGGGACGATATAGATGACTATGATATATGTAGAGGTCAACTTTATATCAAACTAAAAAATGGAGAAGAGAAATATATAGATTCTTGGTCTGATGATAATGTTGATTACAAACATGGTCTACAAGAAATCTTAATATTAGACGAAGACTGGAATCCAGTGGAGGGATTGAACTAATGAATAATCCAAGAAGAATAGTATCAGCTACTATCTTAGTTGAATGGAGTGACAACCCTAAACCCGTTGTCTTAAATAACGATATGCCTAACGGATTAGCTAACGACTTTGACGATTGGTTAACAGAATGTGAAGAAGAGGAGAATGCAAATGTCAGTTAGAAAAACAAACAAAGACAGATCAGACAACATATACCGTTTAATGCTAGTCTTTTTACAATACTATGGTTATGAGCAAAGCGAAGCCCAACAAGACGATTACTATATTAGAGATTTACTTTGCGACTTAATGCACTTTTGCGATGAATATGCAATTGATTTTCAAGAGCAATTAAGAATAGGAGAAGCCTTTTACGATGAAGAAGTAGAGGAGGAATTAGCAAATGTCAGTTAACAAAACAACGATACCGACAGAAACGTGGGTAGGACTCTACTCTGAATTAGCTGATTACATTTTAGAGTATTCATCTTTAGACCCCATATGGGAAACCGATAGCGAGGGTAATGAAGTAGCTGTAAGAACAGATGAGAAGCAAGACGAGTTTATGGATATTGCTGATACTGTTGAAACAATTATGCGAACATTTTTAAATAAAGGAGAAAACTAATGCTAACGATTGAACGAATAAAAAATATTGCAGAAGATATTATTGCAGATGATGAATGGGTAAACGATAGTCATACCCAATCAGAACATACAGGTATCAAGGCAGGACTATATACCTTAATTCGTCATTTAGAAGAGACTGAGGAGGAGGTAGCTAATGTATAACGAAGAATTAATTAGAGAAGCTGTCGATATCGCTACAGGTGATGACGGCAGAACAAGTACAGAAGTTATTGAAATATTAAGAATACTGCAACAGGAGGTGTGATATGACAATAAAGGAAATAATAGAAATATTAAATAGAATTGATAAAAATAAAAAAGTAACTTTTTACAACAGAACCGATAACGGTTTAAAAGAACTTGAATTTTATTATTCTAGTGAACTTGGTACTAATACCAAGTTTGTATTTGAGGAAAAAAACTAATGGCTAACATATATCCGAGCGACTCTTGGGGTACGTTTTACGCTGAGAGTGAATACAAAGACGTTGAGGGTATTCACCCCGATAACAATGTAGATATTAACTTATGGACTGATGATCAGACAGGAGAGAAGTTTTTATCTATCTATCCCGTTGATGAAGACGGGCAAACAGACTGTTCTAAGTCTTTAGGATTTTATAAATTACAGGAGATTGATAATGTATAACGAAGAATTAATTAAAGAAGCAGTAGATATCGCTACAGGTGATGACGGCAGAACAAGTACAGAAGTTATTGAAATATTAAGAATACTAAAACAGGAGATGTCCGAATGAGTATATTTGAGATCTTAATTCTATCAATACTTGCCTATTTTGTTATAGGCAGTATTGTTGGATTTATTTATTTGAAATCTAAAGGCTATCTAGATTAAAGTCCCGACTATCAAATACTAGTCCCGACTCCCCGACTTGTCCTCTATGACTGTTCCCGACTTATGATCTAAAGCTTTAGTCCCGAGCAGTTGAGCTAATCTCTTTTCAACTTCGTCCCGACTCATCTGATCAACCTTACCGTGCAAGACTTCCCGACGATCTACAATTAATCCCCCGACCTTTAACAATAAGTTCTGGGCGTTGATCGCCGCCGTAAAGTTTCCTTGCGCCCAGGCGTCGTCTCTAAGTTTATACAGATCTTCTACTGCCTTGTCATGCGTAAGCTCAAACTTCTTCTTGGCCTCAACCATCAGCCGTTCGTATTCTCTCCTAACGTGTGCATACTTCCCGCCGGGTCGCATATATCTGCCGACAACGATTGGATTTTTAAATCCTGCTTTTTTCGCCGCCTCTGAAAACGTAAGGGTAGGATCGTTGACTGCATTCCAGACAAGCAACCTCTGTCTCTTAGTAAGCTTCTTCTCTCCTTCGCTTAGGTATTCGATAGGCATGTCATCTGTAGGCTCCAAAACTGGCTCTACCTTAACACTTGCTCTTAATCTTAGATCTGGGGCTGGCATCTTTGTTCTCTCTCATGTTTACACTTATAACTTTGCAATTATATCTTCTAACAAATCTTACTACATCTGGTCGCTCAAAGAAAGCTATCAGATCTTCACTTAGATACTTCCTACACTTTTCGCTCAATTTACTCATACTTTTGTCACACCTTCTGACAAAACTCTGCCAAAACTATCAACCCCCCGTAAAGCCCTATAATATAATAAATAAAAACATATATACGTATATATATATATGTTATTTATTACTTTTGTCATACTTTTTCTTACCCACCCTTTTCTTTTACGATTTTCGAGGGTTTTAGGGTTATTCTCAAGGGGTATCCTGACAATATGACAAAACTGCCAAAAGTGCATTCTTATCACCTTTTTCGCGTTTTGACAAAACTGACAAAATGACAAAACCCCCGCCTTTTTGTCAATATTTGTAGATAAAAGGGTGCCTTTTGTCATATTTTTACGACAAAACTATTCGTCGTCGGGAGTGAAGACTATCTCCTTAGTAAAGCCAAAAGAATTATATAAAATATCGTCTATCTTCTGTATGCCTAGATCGGGAGTGTCTGCGTAGGATAAAAGTTGCGTGGTGCCGTAAGTGAAGATCAATAAAGCTACATCTTCTGCGTTAGCGCCTCTGTCGGTAAAATCGGCAAAGATATCATTCAGACGTCTTTGCATTTCTTCTGCCGTAGGTGGGCCTTTTTTAAACGGGACAACTTTCATATTATTATTGTATAGGAAGTGGGATCTTTTGTCGCGAACTAGATCCCAAAGTTCAGAGTAAATGGCGACTGCATCTTTTATTTTTATACAAGCCAGATGAGGTGCCTGTTCCGGATTAAATTATTAAAAGGGTTAAGAGACAAATAAAGAGTCCAACAATAGTCCAAAATATTTGTTCTTCGTATTTCAATTAGCCCTCTCCGTACTTCCAGTTATTATTGGCTGTATGTTCCCTCCAGGTATCTTCCAGATATTGTTCGTCGTCTAACAAATAGTTGTTAGCCTTATTGCGAAGTTTTCTCATACCTGCGCAGAATTCTGCAAAGTCTTCGCAGCCGTTATCAATAACTTCTTCAGCTACGATATCTGCATCTAAAAGTAAACCTTTTAATCTACTCATATCAATTTACCTCTCTTGAATTATTAACAATATACTCAGCATCTTCTATTGCGCTATGCAAGACGTTGATGAGTTCTTGTTCGTGGCCTTTGGCTTTATACAAAAGACCAATGGCTAGATTATGTACCAACAAATAAGATCCAACAATGGGATCCATCATGTCCTTGTTTTTATCAACGACACATTTTGTTGCGTAGTTTTTAAGCATATCAACCGATAAGTTGAAAGCTAAGTCTGAGTTCTTTTCAAACTCTTTGTGTTTATTAGGTTTCATATCATTCTCCAGATTTATGAATTAATTACAAATAGTATAATCATTTTTGTTTACTTTGCAAATATATTTTGTTATTCTTTTTCTAATTATATTTTTAGGAGAAGATATGAACGAACTAAACCAACTAATGGACCAAGCTATAGGCATACCTACAGCTACCGGTCCCAAACATTTATTAGATATGCAAACAGACTTACGAGCCTATAAAAGGCTAACAGAGTTTGTGCGTTATATTTATGATCATCATCCTGTGTTATTCGACCAGGCCTATTCAAAATCTATGGAGAAAGTAAATGAAAACTAAAGAAGCAAAAGATCTTGCAAAGAAACCTGTAAGAAAAAGAGTTAGAAAAAAACCTGTTGCTAAAAAGGTAAAACCAGTTGTAGCAGCAGAGCCAAAAGTAGAAGTAAAAGAACCTCTAACAAATGTAGAGAAAGTTCAAGTTATATTAATTGTAAGTATTCTTGCAGCTCTATTTTACTTTGGCATCTAATGCCACTTAGAGATTACCAGCAAGAGGCCTTAGATGCCTTAGAAAGCTATGTAGCGTCGCAAGAGGGTAATCCCCTTGTTGTGATGCCTACTGGCTCTGGTAAGTCTCACGTGATTGCAGACTTTGTTCTGCATATGAATCAACAAAACCAGCAGAATACTTTGATTGTAAGCCACGTCAAAGAGATCCTGCTACAGAATTATGAGAAGCTACAAGACGCTTGGCCTTACGGAAGTATAGGATTATACGGTGCCAGTCTTAAAAGGCGAGATAGTCAAAACGATATTATCTACGCTCAGCTTCAATCGGTTTGGAACAAAGTGGAACATCTCCCCCGATTTCACCTCCTCGTAATCGACGAGGCCCACTTAGTTCCAAAAGAGGGTGAGGGAATGTATCGTTCCCTCATCTCTTCTTTAAAAGAACAAAACCCAGAATTAAAAGTTGTTGGCTTTACTGCTACACCTTACAGACTAAATTCTGGAATGCTAACGGACGGCGATGGATCTATATTTGATGATATAGCTATTGACTACGGAAGCGGTGAAAACTTTGTCAAGCTAATAGACGACGGCTATTTAGCACCCTTAGTAACCAAATGTATGGATACTGAATACGACGTAGAATCAGTAGGAATGAGAGGCGGAGAGTTTATCCAAACAGATCTACAAGAAAAAATGAACGACAAAGGCAGAACAGAAAAAGCTATTCAAGAAGTCCTTATAAAAGGTTTGAATAGAAAAAAATGGTTAATCTTTTGCGCTGGTATAAAACATGCTGAAATGGTCTGCAAACTATTAGATTTCAGCAATATCAGCGCAAGGGTTATCAGCGGAGAAACACCTCCGAATGAGAGAGACCAATTAATAGAAGAATATAAAAGCGGTAAACTAAAAGCCTTAGTAAACTGCGATGTCTTGACGACTGGGTTCGATGCCCCTATCACCGATCTCATCGTCATGTTGCGTCCTACCCAATCACCTGGTTTATATGTCCAGATGATGGGTAGGGGTATGCGCCCAGCTGAAGGTAAGAAGAATTGTTTGGTATTAGACTTTGCTAAGAATATTGAACGTCATGGTCCAATCAATCAAATCAAGCCAAGTCAAAAAGGTAAGCGCAAAAAGACCGGTCAAGCACTTGTTAAGTCTTGTCCTGCCTGTAAGTCTTATGTACCTAAGAGCGTAAATACTTGTCCGGATTGCGGTCACACCTTTCCTGCAAGAAAGATAGACCTAGATCTTATCTCATCTAAGTTAGATGTTATTTCTAACGTTGCAAAGAAAACTAAGTACGAAATAAAAGTTATAGATATGTGGGTCGGCGAACATCAGAAGATAGGATCAGCCACCCCAGTATTAAAAGTGTCATACAAAACACCCAATAAAATAATTAGCGAATATATATGTTTTGAACATACCGGTTATCCACGCGATAAAGCTGTTAGATGGTGGAGTCAAATGGGAACGCCGGCAAGTTTGCGTAAGTCTCCGCCAAGAACGGTAGAGGAAGCTTTGTTTAGACAACTGGAGATACGTAAACCAAATTTAATTAAAGTAGATTTTTCTGGTAGATTTCCTAATATAGTCAATCACATATGGAGATAGGTAAACCAGCAGCATTTTATCCGTTTAGATCAGTAGGTGAGTTTGTTTATATTCCCTATCAAAAGACAGACTTTGAATTAGTTTTTAGAGGCGGACAAGATGATATGGATAAGATAATAGAATATTGGCATTTAATTAAATCGCCAAAATATTATAAAACCAAAAGCTTAGCAGAAAACTTACAAACGATGTATGACGATTTACAGTATTGGCCAAAGCCAATGTTAATTAACCAGGTCGTTCAGGCCTTATACTTGGAGTATGAAGATGAAGATAGATGAACTAAACACTTACGAATCAGAGCAAAGGGGAGAAGCTTTAATCTTTGCCGATATACCTAACGAGGCTTATCACGCTGGAGTTGGGATTAGCAGTAGTGCTATTCGTAGATTCGGCGAATCGCAGTTGCATGCAATAGAACACGTGCAAGAAACCACGCCTGCTATGAATTTTGGAACGGCAGCTCACGCTATGTTAGTTGAAGGCGATGAAGCTTTTAATAATGATATAGCTGTATTAACTGGATCTCCGTATACCAACGCCAATAAAGAACTTAAAAAAGAATACGAGGAGAGAGGCCTAACGGTTATTAAAGAAGCTGAGTTAAATCATATTAAAGGTATGAAAGCCAATATGATAGAAGAGGGTAATATGTATCTTAATCCAGAAGGTAAACTTGCTGAGGCTAGTTTCTACTGGTATGAGGATGAAGTCTTATGTAAGTGTAGGCCAGACGTTCTCTGCCCTCCTCTAACAAAACCTTATGCAGATAATAGTGTTGTGGTAATAGATTATAAAACAACGCAATCCTGCGATCCTAAAGCCTTTGCTGGATCTGTTAGAAAGTATGGCTACGATATGCAAGCGGCTTGGTATAGAAGAGGTATGCAAAAAGCTGGATTCAAAGTCCAGGAGTTTGTCTTTGTAGCTCAAGAAAAAGTACCGCCTTATGCTGCAAAGGTATTCAGAATTACAGAAGAGCAAATGGATATTGGCTGGGAAAGAATGGAAGGCTTTTTAAAAGATTATAAAAATTATTCAAAAGGCGGACATTTATCTATTTATAACTCGCCAAATATTGTAGACTTAATACTATAACTATTATATTTACAAATATGCAATATATGTCGAAATACATCTGTGTCTATAAAGACGAACAAGAACTCCAAGCAATTGTCATACCAGCTCCTAATCAGGATACAGCTGAGTTCTTTGTTAAGTTTGGTAAGACGTTAGATCCAGAGGATGATTTCGACATATTAAGTATCAGCAAATTCAATCCAACAGAACATATCAGTTTAAAAATTCATTAAGAAAAGGCTAGGTGGGAATCAGACTTTACGGAGAATGATGGAGGTCCCTTATGGCGTCCTAGCAAGCCAATTAAATTATAACGAAGGCTTAGCTGGTTTTGCAGCTGGCTCTTCAGTTACCCAAGCAGGCGGAGCGTCAGCAGATTCTGCTTTCATTCCCTCTACTGGTTTAAATTCAAGCACTTTGTTCTTGTCGCCGTAATCTGGGTTATCGCTTTTCTCTATACCGAGTTTACATACAACCTTCCTACCAACAAGTTCAGAGGCATTTGATGGTGGATTATCTTGTAGACCCAATGCTTTTAATAATTTAGCAAAGTTTCTAGAAGCAATCTCTCTTACCATTTCCTGCTTACTGGCATCACCATTTTTATACCAGAGGTTGTAATTCTCTCTGATGATCCAGTTATTATACTTATCTTCATCTACCTGCACTTCTAATTTTAGGTAGTCATTACCAGCTGCGGATGTAGTCTTTTCGCAAACACTAATCCTGCATCTGTAATCGCCCTCTGGAATAAAGGAGTTACCTTCATCCTTCGTATCGAAATCAAACTTGACGTCAGCAAAATCGCTCATTTATCTTCTCCTTTAGTAGTAAAACCAAGTTTATTAATAA